AATTATGAACAATGATTACCGTCATTGACCCTCTAAACCTAAATATATATCTAATTAGAGGATAAACTTTGTCTGATAAGGATAATGTCCCTAAAAAAAGGGGTCGCGGTAGACCGAGAAAGACTGAGGTTGAGGCTAAAAAGAAAAGAAATAAGGTTGGTAGACCTGCTGGAGAAGCGTCCAGAATAAAAGAGTTTCATGCTAGGCTATTAGCTACTAGCGGTGAGACTGTGATTAATACGATCATCACCAAAGCTCTTGATAATGATGACAAAGATCAGGTTGCTTGTTTGAAGATGTGTATTGATCGAGTGCTGCCGATGTCTTACTTTGACAAGGGTAAGGATGCAGGTAGAGGTAGTGTCAACATTCAGATATCAATGGTAGGTGATAAGCAAGCTGAAGTCATTGATGAGGAAGTAACTGATGTAGAGTTTGAGACCGTAGATGTCAGACCTGAAGATTAGTTTACTTCCGTGGCAGCAAGAGGTTTGGACAGATGACTCTAGGTTTAAGGTCATAGCTGCTGGTCGTAGGACAGGTAAGAGCAGACTGGCTGCGTGGAGATTGATAGTTTCTGCGTTAGAGGCTGATAAGGGTCATGTCTGGTACATAGCCCCTACGCAGCAACAGGCTAGAGACATTATGTGGCAGCAACTGTTAGAGCTAGGCAATCCAGTGATAGCAAGCAGCCACGTTAACAATATGCAGTTAACACTGATTAATGGTTCTGTCATATCATTAAAAGGTGCTGATAGACCAGAGACGATGCGAGGTGTAGCTTTAAAGTTTGTTGTACTCGATGAGTATGCAGATATTAAACCTACAGTGTTTGAACAGATTCTTAGACCAGCGTTAGCTGACTTAAAGGGTCAGTGTGTCTTTATCGGTACACCTAAGGGACGTAATCATTTCTACGATCTCTACAAGCTGGGTAAGAAAGAAGTTAAGGACTGGAAGTCGTGGCATTTTACTAGCTTTGATAATCCACTGCTAGATAAAGAAGAAATTGAAATAGCTAAAGAAACGATGTCTACGTTTGCGTTTAGGCAAGAGTTCATGGCTAACTTTGAAGCACCACAGTCAGACATATTTAAAGAAGAATGGGTGGTAGTAAGAGATAAAGACGATGAGCCAGAGAATGGTACTTACTACATGGCTGTGGACTTAGCAGGTTTTGAGAACGTCTCAAAGCAAGCCAGTAACAAAAAGAAGTACCTAGACCAAACGTCTATAGCTATTGTCAAGGTAGGAGACGATAACAAGTGGTGGGTAGACAAGGTTGATGCAGGAAGGTGGGATATAAAAGAGGTATGCGAGAGAATCCTAAAGCACACCCAGTTATACGGCATTCAGGTAATTGGAATAGAAAAAGGTTCTTTGATGAGAGCTGTTATGCCCTACTTAACCGAGATGATGTTAAAACAAAACATCTATCCAAGAATAGAAGAAATAGCGATAGGTAACAGAAGTAAAGTAGACAGAGTTGTAGGTGCATTGCAAGGTAGGTTTGAACACAGGCAGGTAGAACTCTGTGATGGTGAATGGGTAAGAGAGTTTAAAGATGAATTGCTTAATTTCCCTACTACCGGGGTACACGATGACATGGTTGACTCAGTGAGTTTAATTGCTCAGATAGCTAACGCAGTGACGTACTTTGAAGATTTTGATGAAGAATATGAACCATTAGACTGGGTGTCCGGATACTAAAGGAGAGAAGTAGTGGGAGTGGGCGCAGTTAAAAAATTATTTGAGTTAGCCTCTGGTGGTGTCTTAAAAAAAGCTAGAACTTTTAAAGAAGATGTAAAGGCAATTGAATCTGGAGATTCTTTTGCTTCAATAGTTAATCTTAATGAAGGCAAACTTAGTGATAGATATGAATCTGGAGCGTTAAATGATTATTTGGCGAAAAAAGGTTTTTATGTAGATGATGACAAGTTTGGAAATGTAATTTTTGGAAAAGATAAACAATCTGTTGAATATTTAAAAAATGCAAAAAACCCATATGAGTATGGCAAAGCATACGGATACTCTGATGCTGATATAGCTAAGTTTTACGAAACTAGGCGAGGCGGTAATGAAATGTGGGAAAGCGAGTTTTTAAAAGACAAAAATTCATCAAGGAGAGAAGTAATGGGAGCAGGGGCGATTGTAAAAGCAGGAGTTGAATCGTTTGAGAACGCTGTTAAAGCGTACAAAAAGAACAAATCTACAATAAAGGGAGCTGAAAGAAAAGCGTTCCCTGGGGTTTATGACGATCCTGCAAAAATAGCCAAAATTGCTTCGGAAAGAAGCGCTCCTGAAACACCAGCAATGAAAGAACTGTTTGGTGTTGATCGTAGAGAGCTTTATGAGATGTCTCAAGAAAGAGGGCTTGGTGGTGAGTCAGTGTTTCAGCGAGGTGCTAAAGCAAGAGGCGCTAAGGCAGCCGAACCTATTATGCAACCTGCTAATACCCAAAGAGTTACTGACATTCTCACTGAGGGCGGAAAATACCCTGAGATATATGAAGGGATGGATGCTTGGTATAATTTGGACCCTCTGTACAATCAGTTTGTTAAGCTGTTTGGAAAAGAAGAAGGAGCCAGGCGTTTTAAGCAGTATAACGCATTTAGTGGGATGTCTAGTCCTATGTCTGATGTGCTGACAGAAACCAGCAGAGGAACTGCTGCTAACTGGCTTCATAACCAGGGACGTTTTGAAGACTTTGTTAAGTACGGAGGTAAAAGAGGAGACCAACCTGGAGAAACACCTCGTCCACCTGGGATGGGTGACTATCCTGGTCACATGGCACACACGACTGCTCAGACTCCTGCTATGCGTAAATACATAGCTAATGCTGGAGCTGTGGACATGAAATCTCCTAAGGTTCCTGTCTACATCCAGGCTGCTCTTCCTGAAGAGTTAGGAGGATCTTGGAGAGTTCCTGTAGGGGATGCTCACTGGTCCAGGGCTGTCGGATTACCTGACACAAGAAATTTAAAAAAAGTTGATGGTGTGTATAAGGTTAATGATGCTTCGGTATCTCCTTCGGAGCTAGGTTCACTAACTCCCTGGTTTTCATCAATTGCTGATGATGTAGGAATACTTCCTGTACCTGCTCAGGCTAGATTGTGGGGAACAGCAAGCCACGCAACAGGGGTTGAGTCACCTATTGGAGCGTCTAAGTTAGAGTTAGTAGCAAACAAAATATACGACCAAGCCCAGAAAAGAGGCGTTGATCCTAAGCTGTTTAGAGATTACGTTTTAGCAGGAGGTGATGTTAAAAAGTTAGGTTTAAGCTCTGCTGCGCTTGCGTCATTAGTTGGTATTCCTGCACATGCTAGTGAAAACGCACTAACAGAAGCTGGTGGGATGTTGTCAGGAACAGATCTGTCATTAGCTCGCAGAGATGATAGACCATTTTTTAAGACTATGGGAGAGTACGGATTATCAGCACTTAGAGGGATACCGTTAGGCATTATAGATACGGCTTATGCTATTGAAGACGCTGCCAAATATCTTGGGATGATGCCTGACAATAGTGCGTATGTTCCAAGTTCGGTAAGCGAACAAACAAGAGAAAACATGAGAAACCTAATTCCAGATTATGAAGCAAAGTATGCAACTGATGAGGACAAAAGTATTTTTGAATTTTTAGGTGGTTTATTTTCTCCAATTTAAGGAAACAATATGAGTCGAATGCCGGAGTTTATAGATAGAATAAACAATCCACAAAACTATCCTTACATTGATAAGACAGAAAAAGGTGCGTTCATGGATCAAGAAAGATACGCTACGCATTTAATGTCTAACACTACGGTAGACGGCAGACCTATAGCTTTTCCTATGATCCAATATATACCTGAAACTGGAGAGCTTTATGAGTTTAAAGATTTTAAAAATGCTAGGGATCATGCTATGCGTACAGGAAACTTTAAAGAGTTTAAAACAGAAGATGAAGCACTAGACTACGCTAAGAATTATAAAAAAGGTACTCCACTAGAAAAATTCAAACCTGGGAAATAAAAATGGCTGAGAACTATAATACAGATTTCATGGAAGAAGAAGCACCTGAAACACAAAGTGAGAAAGAGCTGGTGTCTTTCGTGGTTGACCACTGTGACAGGTGGAGAGACTGGAGGGATACTAATTATGAAACCAAGTGGGATGAATATGAAAGGATATACTATGGAGTTTGGAGCGCGGAAGATCGTACAAGGGACAGTGAGCGTAGTAAAATCATTAGTCCTGCTACCCGTCAAGCTGTTGATAACCGGGTTGCGGAAACTATGGAAGGCTTTGCTGGATCCGGAAAACTGTTTGAAATAAGTGATGATGGTTTAGATCAGAATCCTGCTGACGTTGAACAGATGCAACGTCTTTTATTAGAAGACACTCATAATAATGCTTATTTAAACAACGTATCATCTATTGTTAAACTTTCCGAGATATACGGTACTGGTATTGGTGAAATTTTAGTAAAAACTGAAATGGAAAGAGTACCTACTACCCAGGATATACCAGAACAAGGTATCTCAGAAGTTGGCGTTACTGAAAGAGAAAAAATATCTATAAAAGTTAAACCTGTAAACCCTAGAAATCTTTTAATTGATCCTAACGCTGACTCGGTAGATGAATCTTTAGGTGTAGGGGTAGAAGAATATCTCAGCTATCACCAGGTAGTTCGAGGAATTACTTCCGGGGTTTATAGGAACGTAGATGTTAAACCTTCTTATGATAATGACGATTTAGATGATTCACAGCTTGATTCTACTCAGTATCGAGACGATAAAGTTAAGGTTATTCGTTATTATGGGTTAGTACCTAGAGATTTATTAGAATCTTCAGGTGAAGTAGAGCAAAAAGCAGAAGAACTGTTCCCGGATGATGATGAAGCTGCTGAATTGTCTGATTTAGTCGAGGCTATAGTAGTTATTGCTAACGATTCTCAGCTTTTAAAGGCAGAACGATCTCCATACATGATGGAAGACAGACCTATTATTGCGTATAGACCTGAGGTTCGTCCAGGACGTTTCTACGGTGTTGGAACAGTCGAGAAGGCATATAATATGCAAAAAGCTATCGATGCCCAGCTACGCTCTCATATGGACTCTCTGGCACTGACTACAGCACCTATGATGGGTATAGACGCGACAAGATTACCGAGAGGTATGAAGTTTGAAGTTAGACCTGGTAAAAACATACTAACTAATGGCAATCCTACAGAAATCTTACAGCCGTTTAAATTTGGGAGTACGGATGCTTCTAACTACGACACAGCAAAAGGTTTTGAAGCAATGCTGCTACAAGCAACAGGCACACTAGACTCGGCAGAGTTGGTCAAGAGTGCAGCAGGAGGTGCAGGACAGAACAACGGCATGGGAATGTCGTTAGCTATGTCTGCCATCGTTAAAAAGAACAAGGTAGCGATGGCTTCGTTTCAGGATGACTTCATCATTCCAATGGTTAAGAAAGTTGCGTATCGGTATATGCAGTTTGACCCAGAACGATATCCAATGAAAGACTTCAAGTTTACTACGATGTCTTCCATTGGTGCTTTAGCTAGAGAGCATGAGCAGCAGCAGTTGATTGGTCTGTTACAGACACTGGGACCAAATTCACCTATTGTTCCTGTCATTCTTAAAAGCATAGTGTCTACCTCTGGTCTGTTAAACAGAGAAGAGCTAGTGGCTCAGTTAGATCAAATGTCTCAGCCTAATCCACAGGCTCAAGAAATGCAGATGCAAGCACAGCAAGCTCAGTTGCAGTACCTGGCAGCTCAGACTGCTGAGTTACAGGCTAGAGCGCAGGAGTCTGTAGCTGATGCTCAAGAGGCACAGGCTAATGCTCAGAAGATAATGATTGAAGCGTCTTTAATGGAGGACAAGGTTAAGACTGACATGATTAGAAACTTGTCAGCTAACATTAAAGATGAGGACACTGAAGAGTTTCAGAAGAGAGCTAAGATTGCTGATCTAATGATTAAAGAAAAAGATATTGAATCAAAAGAAAGGATAGTCAATAAGCAAATGCAAGAGAAAAGGATGACTCAATAAAGAGAGGGGCTTACGCCCCTTTCAAGAAATTGGTTAATGTTTTTGGCAAGCCTTCCGAGTAGGTCCAAGAAGCAAACTCTAAGACTTGTTTTTTACATCTTGTTATTGGATTACCTCTTTGGGGATTTGTTCCTAAACATGGATCACCTTTAACAACCTCTTCAAATTTGTCGGCTACTTTATTAGCCACTTTGACAACTCGAATTGGCGTGGTCATCACAACCACTTTAGTCCATTTCCTTCCTCTCTGATCTACAAGAGCAAATCGTGTTGTGTTGTCGAAGTGTCGTGTTCTGATTAATTTCATTTTGAATCTCCTAAAAGTTGGGACCGAAGTCCCGTTAAAATTATTACCAATCTGACAACCAGCCCTCTTGATTTTCCCATTTGACAAAATCCCATTTCGCTGCTTCCAGTGCGTCTTTTTTAGTCATTTCACAATTTTCTTCTAAACTCTCCGCCCAATTTTTAATCCAATTTTTCTCAAATATTTTTTGTTGTTTCTTGGTCATCTCTGGGTACAAAACATTATCTAAATTTTCCATTTTTTTCTCCTAGTTTAAGGTCTATACAGAACAAAATCTGTTTCTAATTTGTAAGCTAATTCTTTTAAAACTTCGTAAGCCTCTTGAGTTTCTGGTGTGCATTTCTCCACACCTTTTTCCTTGATTAAATTAGTAATATAGTTAAGAGCTTTAATTTCTTCCATTTTAATATTCTCCTTTTACAATCATTTTTTTATCAAACTGGCGCTGCTTCTTGTTACCTCTTTTTTTAAGTGCTTTTTCCCAACCTCTGCTAAGACTATGAACTTTTGATTTTTTATCTTTAACTTTCATTTTGAATCTCCTAGTTGTTGTGTGTTTCTCAAGTGTTGAATCTATTTTAAGACCTAATTTCAGAAAAGTAAACACTTTGCACAATTATTTTGTTATATAAATACGATTTTTTATAATAAAAAGCTATATAAGCAAATAATTTAGACAAACCGTTCTATTTGTGGTAGGATAAGCCTCAATTAAATAGGAATGATTCTTATTTACATTTACAGGAGAACTCCCTTTGGATAAAGAACTCCAAGAGTATTACGAAGAACGGTTCAACATGATGTCAACTAAAGGTTATAAAGACTTGTTGACTGATGTTGAAAGAATGATTGAAGAAAGAAATAATCTGATGGCTACTACAAGCCTTGAAGATTTAAACTTTCGTAAGGGACAGTTAGATGTCCTACATTGGCTTAGAACTCTCAAAAAACTTTCTGAAGAAGCCTGGGAGCAACTAAACGATGAGTAAGAGAATGTTTGAGTTTCGGTGTGGCGAAGGTCACATCACAGAAGAATATATTGACTCAGAGGTAAACGCTATTGAGTGTCCTGTTTGTCAATGTATGTCTCTTCGTATTATCTC